CTGATATTATCTTTATTGACTATCTGAATATCTGTGCTAGTCAGAGAATGAAGCAGGGGGCAAATGTTAATTCTTATACATATGTAAAGGCAATAGCAGAAGAGTTAAGAGGATTGGCTGTTGAATACAACGTACCTATTGTTAGTGCAACTCAAACAACTCGATCTGGATTTACAAACTCAGATCCAGGACTTGAGGACACTTCAGAATCTTTTGGTTTGCCTGCAACAGCAGACTTTATGTTTGCGTTGGTAAGTAATGAAGAATTGGAAGCATTGAATCAGATCATTGTGAAACAACTGAAGAATCGTTACAACGATCCTAGTTTTTATAAGAGATTCGTAGTGGGTATTGATAGAGCAAAGATGAAACTTTATGATACCGAAGCGTCTGCACAAGATGGTCTTGCCGACGCTGGGCAGGATGACGATGAACCTATGTTTGATAAGTCTTCATTTGGTAAACGACAGAGAGCAGAATCGTTCGATGGATTTAAGTTTTAGGAGAAAAATATGGCAGTAAAAGTTATTGTTGCTGATAGAAAATATGACTGTAAACATCTAGAAGGTCAATTCGTTGATGAGTCACACTACGACATTCTTGTCGAAGAAGATTGTGATGTGTATATGCCTGCACCTCACGGAGAAGATCCTTATAGTGAAGAAAGAATTGTTTTCAAGTTTCGTAAAAACTGGTTCACAAAAGAAGAACAAGAACAGGCATATCTTGGTCTGAGAGAAGCTGCAACTGAAACGCAGAATCGTGGTATGGCTGCTGGTCCACGAGAGGGTAAACTTGGTAATCGTGAGTGGGTTACTGATTATGAATTTGATGTAATCCAACATTTCAGCAATCCAAAATCTAATCTGTTTGGCTCTGATCCAGTCGAAGAAATTAAACAGAAACATCAGAATAAGAAACCAGAACCATCTAATAAAAACAACGTGTGGTCTATCCAAGCAGTCAAGAAAGATGAGTTTGACTTTGAGAGATGGGTAGACAGAACTAAACTGCTATCTCCTGAAGATCAAAAAGAAGAAACAAGGAGAATGGTACAGAAATACATCTGTCAAACCACTTATGCCAATGGTGTTCTTTCTGGAATTGCTGGATGGTTCGATCGTTATCCACGTATTCCTTATGGTCGTGCGACATCCTACACTGCAAACAATCCTCAGAAGTTTGCTATGGCATATCCATTCTTACAACATTTGGCTAGAGGTTTCAAAGAACTGCTACCATGGCGATATGAGAATCAGATGAAAGCAGCAAGGAAACTCGATCCTCGATTCCTAGTTCCTGATACACCATTCACAACCATCACTGTCAATAATACTTTCAGAACAGCTGCACATTATGACGCAGGTGATTTAAATTCTGGTCTGTCAAATCTGTTGACACTTTCCAATGATGGAAGATACTCTGGTGGATATTTGATTGCGCCTGAGTATCGTGTTGCAGTGAATCCTCGTCCTGGAGATATGCTACTAATCAACAATCATGAAGTAATGCATGGTAATACTCCTATCGTTTGCGAAGAAGGTTCAGAGCGTATCTCTTTGGTTTGCTACTTCCGTGAGAAGATGCTTGAACTTGGTAGCAAAGAATACGAAGACTGTCGTTATGACTTTGTTGAGTCACGCAGATTAAACAAAGACCATCCTGGACACAAACTTGAAGATGGTTCAGATCGTCATCTTTGGAATGGTGTGAGTCCTGCAATGTGGGAATCTGATGAGTGGTATCAATACTGCGAATCAAAACTTGGTCGTGAAACTTTGATGAAGTATCATCCAGAAGCAGAGAAAAATTCACTTGAGGAGTTCTTCGGATAATGTGTGCAGTTATTGGTGCCATCCTGCTGGAGCCAACTAAGCAGGACTTTGCTATGTTACGTCGTGTGTTCCTTGAGTCTAAGATTCGAGGGATGCACGCTACAGGCATGTCATTCCTACCGAAGTGGAGTGACAAGATTGAAATAATCAAAGAGCCTATCCCAGCCCATGAGTTTATCTTCAAACATCTACACGATGACAATTTGAAAGACATGGTTGCCGAAGATGGTAATCTTTATATGATTGGACACTGTCGTTATTCAACTAGCGATCTTGAATACAATCAACCAATGTTTTACAATGAGAAGTCAATTGTGCATAATGGTGTTATTACTCAAGAGTTGCCTGAGAACTGGAAAGACATCTATGGATACGATTGCATCACCAAGAATGATAGTGAATTGGTTTTGCATTCCAACGATCCACTGAGAGAGTTTTCTCACATGTCTATGGGTGTTGTTGAGTTGCATCAGGATCGCAGGATTCGTTTCTATCGAAATGGTAAGCGTCCATTATATTTGTCTTCTATCTCAAATGGATGTATAATTACATCTACTGCTGATATTGCTATTCGTTCGGAGATTCCAGGAATACCAGTAGAAGTTTTAATGAATCACTATATCACTTTTGATAATGAACTTGCAATGATGATTGAGAAGGTTGATGTAGAAAACGCAAAAGACTTACAACATTATGAACTTTGTTAATTCTACAAAAGTAGAAGAAATAATCAAAAACAGTCCAGCTGGTAAGAACACCAAGTTCTTATCGGCTGCACATTCATTGTGGTATCGTTTTCATAACTATGACAAAGCACCACCAATGGCATATGAAGATAATGGTGAGATCGTTTCTTTAATTTTTGCAACACACAATCGTGATGGTTATGCGAATCTTTATGAAATTGTCACACTGGAAGGGAAAGAAGGAAAGGGATATGCTTCAAAATGCTGGGAAACATGGATCAAATATGCAGCTGAAGAAAGAAAGTCAACAAGACTTAAAATATCTTGTACTCCATCTTCAGTCACTTGGCATTACAGAAATGGTCTCATCTTCTGGGCAGTTGACCCCACAGGTAGTCTCCGCTCTGACCAACCTTTATTCCCCACTCGTGCTGAGCAAATCGCATTTAGAGATGCTGCTATCGTCAGTCCAATCTCGGCTCTGCCTCCTTATAAAGCAAGAGATCAATTCAGAACAGAAGGATTAGAATCTTATACATGGGGTGAGAAAAAGAAAGCAAAAACACAAACAGCAATTGATGCAGTCGGTAAAGCATGGTTGCGTGATGCTTTGATGGAACAACCTACATTAGAAGAATTTTTAGTATAATGGATTATCGTTTAGCAGAAAATCGCAGGGAAGCGTTCATTCGTTGGTATGCATGGTCATTAAAGTATGACGATTGCGATCCAGCTGTATGGTGCACCAACTATCTACATAAAAGATATGAACACAATGATGAACAGCGTTTGTGGTTAGCGTGGTTGTATGGTAACACTTACTATCTTCCAACTGCTTGGATTCTTATGAATGAGTTTCCTGACTTTGAACTTGCAACAGTTGATAGAATGGAACAGTGGAACACTGCCAACTATAAACGATTACGTTATCAAACTGATACTAAATGGAACAAGGGTCATCTCCCTGCCATGTTCGCATCATATCAAAAATTTATTGGGGATAAAACGCAACGAGAAACATTGGAGAGTTATTATGGATACACTGAGGAAGAGAACTTTGATGCTTTGTGGAAAGTCATTAAGTCTGGGTTGCATAAGTTTGGTCGTTACTCCACTTGGTTTTATCTTCAGCATCTTAAGCACACTGCTGGTGTCCCTGTTAATCCTACTTCTCTCATGCTGGATGATTACGATGGCTCTCGTTCTCATCGTAATGGACTTCTTTATACCCTCGGCAAAGATGACGATTATGATAGAAAACTCACTAGAGCAGATTATGCAAACCTTGAGTCACAAGCGTATGAGATTCTTTGCGAGACGCAAGCGAGATTTCCAGAGTTGGCGAACCAGATAGATTACTTCACTATGGAAACCTGTTTGTGTTCATACAAAAAGATTTTCCGTGAACATCATGGTCGTTATCTTGGATACTATCTGGATCGTCAAGCAGAAGAGATTATGCAATGCGAAAGAGATGGATGGTATGGAATTGATTGGGATGTGTTATGGCAATCCAGAGAAGAAACAATTGATCTAAGACTAGACCACAAACGTGGGATTAACAAAGAAAGATTTAGTTCATTCCTAAGAACAGGTAAAATTGAAAACTTAGAATGGATGTTTAACGATGAACAACCACTATTTGAAGGACTGGAGCAATTTATATGAGTGACACCATGAGCACAACAGTATCATCTATTTCAACCATTGGTCCACTAACAACTACAGGAGTAACTTCTTATACAGGCAATGGATCTTATGGAACTATAGCGATTGGAGTTATCACTGATAACTTACTGGACAAATATGAATTCAATAAAGTCGTAGTCGATCACAAGGTGCAAGAACAAGAGTTGATGAAACTTAAAGAGGTTGCACCAGACTATGCGAACGAAATCAAAGAAAACTTGGCTAAGAACGCTGCAAGAGATATAATTAAAAAGATGTCCTTTACAAGAAAACACGACAAGGATACTGATGTTCATCATTTTATCGGTCGTGTATGGGTATTTACTGAGGAAGAATTAAAGAAGTTGATTGAGGAAGTTAAAAATGCTTAAAGATAATTTCGGAATTTCAGACACTATTTCGATTCAATTGATTCGTGGAGAACCAAAGATGAGGAAGATGATTGCAGTCGGTGGTAGTCCAGGAACAGGTAAGACTACTCTGTTTCGTAAGTTTATGGAAGGTAAAACTTGGGAAAAAGTCGAACCTAAGAAAATGCTTCCAGCAATGTATTGCAAAGAGTTAGATCTCTATGTTCTCGGAAAGTATGAAGATGGCGAAACCTTCGCAGGAACAGATCGTCTAAGTATGGCTGTCCAGCCCATCGCTCAGGAATTCGTATCGGAGTGTCAATCGAACATCCTATTCGAGGGAGATCGAATCTTCAATCAGTCTTTCCTAGAGTTTGCTATGGGACTACCGAATACCGATTTACAGGTGGTTTTCCTTAAAGCACCTAAGGAGATCCTAGAAGCACGTTATAAGGATAGAGGATCCGATCAGTCCGAGACTTTCCTAAAAGGTCGGGAGACTAAATATAGTAATCTATTATCCAACTTTGAACTGATGCCCTATATTACTGAGTTTGTTAATACTAACTTAGAGGAGCAGGGGAAAGTTCTTGCATTCCTGGAGAAGCACTTAGTCCAGTAGTGTTGGGATTTTCCGTAATGTAAAATGTCATTTCTGGAAAATGCCCACTTCGATTGGATGGATATGCTCAATTTTCATGAGCGTCCATTTAGGGCTACATTTGTCCCAGCAAAAGTCTGGAAAGACCTAGACAAGTATGTTAATGACGAGATAGGTCTTGCTAACTACTTTAAAAAGTGGCGAACAAAAATCGAATGGCGAACTGAAAAGTCTAAAGCCAAACTGTACGAAAAATACATCTCTATCGGTGGTGAATATGATGCCGAGAATCGCCAATGTATTATTCAGATCTACACAGATCGTTTCCGTACATTTAAATTCGACAAAGATACTTGGGAACGATTCAAGTTCAAATTGATTCAAGTTGAGATGCATGAGCTAATACACTTCATGCAATATGATCGCAGAGATGATGAGTGTAGCAATTACATTCTTCCATATAAAAAGGTAAAGCATGCAAAGAGAGATGCAGAGCGTAGATACCTTTCAGAGTTTGATGAGATACAAGCATACGCACATTGTGTCTTATTAGACTACAAATTAAACAAACCATCCATACCCACTCAAACTCTTATTTCTCGTTCGAGAACATACAGAGATTCTAAAACTCTCCACTACATCCTACGCACATTCAACTACGATTATCGCAATAATCATGCTATTCCAAAGCTGTTTAAGCAGATTATGAAATGGGATCGTAAGTATCAGAAAATCAGCAGAGCATCCAGAAGACCTAAATAATCCAGAGAATTTTATTCTGGAGATATTGATGGCTGGTAAACTAAACGAAGGCGATGTGATCGAAGGTATCTTTACCATCGGTCTCGCTTTGTTCATTGTAGACGGTAAGGTTGACAAAACCAAGCTGAATAAAATAAGAACCCAGATTGATACCAAGTTGTTCAATACTGGTCGTTTTAAGATGACTGTTGCAAATGGTGTCACAAGAAACAAAGGTAATAGACCACCTGACATTTTTAATGTTGGGTTTGAGATGCGTCTAAAACCAGAGTCTGTTGTTGGCGCATTTGGAAAAGACTATGATCAAGTTTACTATAAGTCTTCAAAAGATATCGGCAACATAGACAAAAAGATTGATCAATTGATTAAAGCGATTGATTATGGTTCATTTAGCAGAAGAGTCGCTACGGTAACCAATCAATTCTTGGATAACAATGTGGGCGAGGTAGTAGACTTCACTGTAATTGCAGATGGTATTGCTGGTGAATCAAGTGGTGGTGCGATTAAAGGCGATGTGTCTTTAGAGGTATATGCAACTGCTCGTGGTAAGACTAAAAGAATACATGGTGGAACTATACCATTTTCTCTTAAATCAGAGAGTGTGACAGTTGCTAATTTATCTCCATATCGTGGAATGCTTGACATTGCTGAAGCATTAAATATAAAATGGGATGGCAAAGAGAAATACGAAAGATTGTCTAGACCATTTGCTGGTCCAGTGGAACAGAAAGCGAAGTTTGAAATGATAACTTCGATGTATAATGATTTGAAGAAAGAGATCTCTCTTAAATCATCTTCAAACACATTTACAAAAGATGCATTAAAATTTTTGGGTAAGAATATATTTGGTGATGACCTAGCTGATGTTGTTGATATTCAGAAAGGTAAAGTGAAAGAGATAACCACAAATTACTTTAAAGAGATTGAAGAAAAAGCAATCCTTTATGTTGTAGAAAAAGGAAACAATTTGATCTTTGTAGATAAGAAAACTCAAGATCCAATTTTCCAAATAAGAACTAAACTAAGACCACCACCTGCCAATGAAGCAAAGTTTTATCTAGAAGTTGGTAAGGGTATCTATGCAGAGTAAACCACTATGTTAAAATTTAAATCATTTCTTAAAGAAGAAGTTAGCAAACTTCTAGTAGAGAAAGCACTCAGCAGTGCAGTATCGTCAGATGACAAAGGTAAGTTGCACGAACTACTATTATCAAAACATCTTCACCCAAATAATACTTTACCTGAGCACCATCGTTCAGAATCTGAGAACGAAGACCATGCTGGTACACCTCAACAGGTTCACGATCGTCTTAAGAAAAAGATTGGTGATGCAGCATACAACGAGATTGATTCACATTCTAAATCTACTGCTGAAGCATTAAAGAAACATTTAGTAGATTCAGGACACCTCAAACCTGGACATACAATTGGTAATGTGCATTGGACATCCAATGCTGATACGGAGAAGAAACCTGGAGATCATGAAAAGACAACTGGTGTGAAAGATGTCAATTCAAACGCTGATTTGATTTTAACTATTCACGATAAGAATGGTAAACAGATTGGTCATCATGGTGTCTCTGCAAAGTACGGAACAAACAAAGAACCAAACTATCGCAATCCTGGACTTGAGTCTATGGAAAAGACTGCGAATCTTCCTGCTGGATCTTTAAACGCAAACATGAAAGCACATCACGCTGGCATGGAAAAATTAGGATATCATGGCTCTGCTGAAGAACGCCACTCACAATACAAAGTGGATGTCATGGGTATTGATGCAGCTAGAAAAGAACATGAACGTCTTTCTGCTCTTACTTCTATGGGCAGAAAGTTATCTGGAAAAGAAAAGAATTTACATAAACATCTAGAGATGTTTGTTTCTGCTCACGATAAACATAAGAATCCTGATCAATTTTTACAGCAAGCAAAAACTCGTGCTTCTCAAGCAGAAGCATCTGCTCTGGTTGGCAAACAAGCTGTTGCTAAAAAGTTCGCTGAAGGTTTGGCGAAACATGATGACAAATCATTACGTAAAGTAATTAATGACCACGTTTCTGCTCCAACAATTATCCCACATACAGTTGCTCATTCTCATGTTCAGGATGATGGTTCATCAAAACCAATTGTAAAACATGCTGATAAAATTGCCAACGACCATCTAGATAACTTTGAAAACCTGCACGTACATCATAGTGGTGGTATCGCTGTTAATATCAAAGGAACACATAAGAAGACTGGCAAGGTTATGAACGTCGCTACGATGACAGTTAAGGGATCCTCTGGTCCACACAAGGGTGTAGTAGGGGCATTTAGCCTTAAATAAGACATGAAAACAACAGCTTATAATCCCCTAAAGTCTGTAGGGTTATTGTTGTCTTTAATTGCAATTTGCGGTATAATAAAGGTATGAAAAGGTTTAGAGAATACATAGAAGAATCGGCAGTAGAACCGACTGGGAGTCTAACGATATTCGATATCGATGATACTCTCTTCCATACCACTGCTCAAATCGCAGTTGTCAAAGATGGCGAGACAATCGCCAAACTCACTAACAATGAATTCAATACCTACAAGTTAGGTGACGGAGAATCCTTCGACTTCTCCGAATTTAGAGATGCACATAAGTTCTATCACGAAAGCAAACCGATTGGTAGAATGCTGGCAAAAGCCAAAGCAATCTTGGCTAACTCTGTTAAAAATCCGCTAAGTAAAGTTATCATTATCACTGCTCGTGCAAACTTTGACGACAGAGATAAGTTTCTCGCAACTTTCCGTAAATATGGTTTCGACATTGATCGTGTTCGTGTTGAACGTGCTGGTGAGTTAGTCGGAAATGAAATACCTGCGGTAAAGAAAGTTATCATAGTTAGAAAATATCTTGCTACAAATAATTACAAAACTGTTAGATTGTTTGACGATTCGATGAGCAATTTAAGAGAGTTCCTAAAACTACGCAACGAATTTAAGGATGTCAAGTTCGAAGCATTCTTTGCGAATCCAGACGGATCTGTAAAAGTTATTAAATGAAAACACTAAAAAGTTATATCGTAGAACAAAAGAATACCCACATGACACATGTGGAAGATTTAGTATTTGATGGTGGAGTTGAGGGTACTCGTCGTGCCATTAATTTCCTAAGAGATCTGCGTGACATGCTTGCTGGTCATTCTAAGACCAAAGTAACTGCCACTGTTAAATGGGATGGTGCTCCAGCTGTATTCGCTGGAATAGATCCACGTGATGGAAAGTTCTTTGTTGCCAAGAAAGGTGTGTTCAACAAAGATCCAAAAGTCTACAAAACAAATGCAGATATAGATGCAGACACACAAGGTGATCTGGCTGCAAAACTTAAAGTAGCACTGGCTGAGTTTAAGAAACTCGGCATCAAGTCAGGTGTTTATCAAGGTGACTTGATGTTCACTAAAGGTGATTTAAAGAAAGTCAAAATAGATGAGACTGATTATATTACTTTTCATCCTAATACTATCGTTTACGCTGTACCAGCCAATAGTGAACTTGCACGAAAAATTAAAGCAGCGTCAATCGGAGTTGTCTGGCATACTACATACACAGGAACAACTTTCGAAACAATGACTGCTTCTTTCGGGAAATCAATCGTTGATAAGATGAAAGATGTTTCGTCTGTGTGGATGGATGACGCAAACTACAAAGATTACTCTGGCACTGCTACATTACTCAA